CACTACTGATGAAGCTACCAAGAAAGACCTTCTCAAAGCAGGTTTTGGTAGAAAGATCACAGAGGTGGATGACGGTTGGCAGTTCACGATTGATCGCCCACACAAAGGCAGATACGACTGGCAAGGTGGTGCTCCCATTGTAGCTGACGTAACTGGTAAGGCTTGGAGCCTAGATGAAAAAGGTTTCATTGGCAACGGCAGTGAAGGTATTGTCAAGATTGAAATTTACGAGAACAAAAACAGTGCTCGTAAAGGTGCACGTCTACTAGGGCTTCAAGTTCTAGAGCATGTGGTCTATGAATCAGAAGGTGGTCCCTCCCAACCACGTTCAATGTTTACAGACCATTCCAAGAGTTCTGGTGGTTCCTCGTCTTCCACCTCCTCCCAAGAACCTCAGGACTCAATCCCCTTCTAGGTAACCCTGTTCCTTCCCTAGAAGCAACGCCCTCACCCTTTCCTTTCGGGGGTGGGGGCGTATATACATAAGGATATACAATGCCAAAGATAGACACACTCATCAAAGATATGGAAGACACAATACTTGGTCTCAATGGTTGGGATCATTTGATTAGCCTGAAGATGGGTGATCGTATTGGTAAAGCAGCTACTTCAAGATTCAGAGCACCACAGAAACCAAGAGGGTATCTGTCGTTCTCTTCTATTGGTAGTCCTTGTAAAAGAAAACTTTGGTATAAGATTAACGAACCTGCGACAGCACGTCCCCTTGCTCCATCGGACTTGTTGAAGTTCTTCTACGGTGACATGATAGAAGAGTTGGTCCTCGCTATTGTTGAGGCTTCTGGTCACACAGTAACAGGGCAGCAGGATCGTATGCGTATTAATGACTTAGCTGGTCACAGAGATGCAGTCATTGATGGCATGACAGTGGATGTTAAATCCGCATCACCTTACTCATTCAAGAAGTTTGCTGAAGGTAACCTTAGGGAAGAAGATCCTTTCGGGTACATCAGTCAGCTTAGTTCTTATGTGTACGCAGCTAAGGATGATCCACTGGTAACTAACAAAACACATGGGGCTTTCCTTGTTGTTGATAAAGTCAATGGTTCACTTTGTCTTGATGTCTATGACTTCACTCCTGAGTTAGAGCAGAAAGAAAAAGAGATAGAGCAGGTCAAAGAAATGGTGGCGGGTGAGATACCTGGCAGAGGTTTTGATCCTGTGCCTCAATCAAAGACTAGCCCCAACACAAAGCTACATCCTTCATGTGGTTTCTGTGAGTTCAATAAGAAGTGTTGGCCTGAAGCCAGAAGATTTGTTTATGGTAACGGTGACGTTCTTCTTGTTGATGTTGTTAAGAAGCCTAATGTTCCAGAGGATCTTACTTACAATGAGCAAGAATAAAACATCAAGAGTCCTATCAACTCAAGAAGTTTTTAAAAGAGGTCTTGCACTCAAACATGGAGATGTTAGGTCTGACGGTTTTATTTTTAAATATTATTATGTTCGGGTCAACAAACACTCTGGTGAAGAAACACGAAAAGTTTACGAGCAATGGTGTAATCCTAGTTATTGGGTAAAAGAAAAAAGTAATAAAGCAAAACAAAAAAAGAAAAACTCTAATTCAAACAGAGACTTTATAAGGAGAGTAAAAAGTATTTATGGTTGTTCTGTTTGTGGTTATAAAAAATCTTTAATGGCTTTACACTTTCACCACATTGGCCCAAAGAAAGGCGAAGTAAGTAGTATGTTAGGCTACTCTCGTAAAGCTTTGAAAGAAGAAGTCAGAAACTGTATTTTAGTTTGTTCTAATTGTCACTGTGAGATACACGAAGATGAACAGAAAAAAGTTTAACGCAGCGGCACTCAAGGCAGGTTATCGTTCTGGCTTTGAAGATGATGTAGCAAAAGAGTTACGGTCTAAAGGAATTAAGTTCACCTACGAAAAAGAAAAGATTAAGTGGGTTGACTTAAAAGTAAGAACGTATACACCTGACTTCGTTCTAGGCAACGGTATTATAATCGAGACCAAGGGACGATTCGTTTCAAACGATAGACGCAAACACCGTGAAATCCAGAAGCAGTTTCCTGATCTGGACATAAGATTTGTTTTTCAAAACAGTAGAGCAAAACTCTATAAAGGTGCCAAGTCATCCTATGGTGACTGGTGTAAGAAGTACGGATTTAAGTACGCAGATAAATCAATCCCTGACGATTGGTTGAACGAATAATTGTTGACGTAATTATATTTATTTATATAACTTGGAGGTTCCTGTGTTGTTCGAGGTAACGATACTTGTAGATTTAGATCCTGACGCAAACTTCATTGCTTCAGATAGTTTGGAGAAGAGTCTTGAAGATATTATTCAGGACACTATCTATGACTTAGACGATTTAGAACTTGTTGAAATAGAGGTGAAAGAAAAATGATAAGTGGTGATGACTTAGATAAGTTTGGTTACTTTGATAACTTTGATAGTGACGAAGTAGACTGGACAGATCTTTACTCTAGATGGGTAGAGAAAAAGATTATGACTGAAGGCCAGGCAAGACTGGTAGAGAATACCCTTGGTCTTGTTGGTGAAACTGGGGAGGTAGCAGAAAAGATTAAAAAACTTATTCGTGATGGTTCTCGTATTCAGAATGAAGAGATCATGAAAGAGTTAGGTGACGTAGTATTCTATGCCACTGCCCTTGCAAACATTTATGGTAAGGGTTTACAAGAGGTGCTTGAGCTAAACATTGCCAAGTTAGATGACAGACAAAGACGTGGAAAACTTAAAGGATCAGGAGACAACAGATGAGCATCCCCAACACAGAACCAGAGTACGGCCCAACACTATCAATCTCAGAAGAGATTCATGCTATGAAGTATCGTAGCAAGGGTGAAACATTTCGGGAGGCAATGACTCGTGTTGCTGAAGCACTGAAAGATAATGAATCACACTTCAATAACTTTCGTAACATCTTATACAACCAACGCTTCCTACCTGCAGGACGTGTCCAGTCTGCTATGGGTGCGCCAAGACGTGTGACACCTTACAACTGCTTTGTGTCTATGACTATTGAGGATAGCATGGATGGTATTATGGAAGCAGCAAGACGTGCAGCAGAGACTATGCGTCTAGGTGGTGGTATTGGCTATGACTTTAGTACACTGCGTCCTCGTGGCACCTTGATTAAATCATTGGACAGTAAGTCCTCTGGTCCTCTATCTTTCATGGGTATTTTTGATGCTGTCTGTCGTACCATTGCGTCAGCAGGTCACAGACGTGGAGCACAGATGGGTGTGCTACGTGTTGATCACCCTGACATTGAAGAGTTCATCACAGCAAAGAACAACAGTGACACACTGACACAGTTCAACATCTCTGTTGGTGTGACTGATGAGTTTATGAAAGCTGTGAAAGAAGACAAAGACTTTGATCTAAAGTTTGATGGACGTGTCTACAAGACAGTAAGTGCTACTGCACTATGGGATCAGATCCTACGTTCTACATGGGACTGGGCAGAGCCTGGTATCCTCTTCATTGATCGTATTAATAAGAAGAACAACCTGTGGTACGCAGAAAAGATTGCTGCAACAAACCCATGTGGTGAGCAACCTCTTCCACCAAATGGTGCATGTCTACTTGGTTCATTTAACCTGACTAAATATGTAGTTGAGCACGAAGGTAAGTACGTCTTCAACATGAACCAACTACGTAATGACATTCCACATGTCGTAAGAGCTATGGATAATGTCGTAGATAGAGCAACATATCCACTGAAAGAACAGGAGCAAGAAGCCAAGAGTAAAAGACGTATGGGCCTTGGTGTTACTGGGGTAGCAAATGCTATCGAAGCACTAGGGTTTGAGTATGGCAGTGAGAGATTCTTGCAGACCCTTGAAGAAATCATGGGGGTGATTAGGAATGTGGCGTATCGTACATCTGTTGAGTTGGCTATGGAGAAAGGTGCTTTCCCTCTCTTTACTCAAGCTTATCTGGAGAGTGACTTTGCTAAGTCTCTTCCTGATGATATCCGTAATCTCATTAGCGATTATGGTATTCGTAACAGTCATCTTCTTTCGGTTGCACCAACAGGAACTATCAGCTTGTCAGCCGACAACGTATCCTCTGGGATTGAACCAGTCTTCTCACATTACTACGACAGAACTATCCAAACCTTCGATGGACCAAAGGTTGAACGAGTAGAAGACTATGGCTATCGTGTCTTTGGTGTGAAGGGTAAGACTGCAGACGAACTGTCTGTGTTTGATCACGTCAAGGTACTGAACGTTGCCTCTCGTTTTGTTGACTCAGCTTGTTCTAAGACCTGTAACGTTGGTGAAGATGTAACATGGGAAGAGTTCAAGCAAGTCTACATGGATGCTTACGATGGTGGTTCATCTGGTTGCACTACCTTCCGTGCAGCAGGTAAACGCTATGGTATCCTCAATGCATCCACATCTGAGGAAGTAGCAGAGGAACCTGTAGTAGAAGAAACACAGGACTACGTAGAAGAGGGCGGTGCTTGCTACTACGATCCTGCTACTGGTCTACGTCAGTGTGAGTAGACAACGTAGAAAGAAACTGGGTACTGTCCCTTCACCCTGCATAAAGGTATGTCGTATTGATGACGATGGCTTTTGTGTGGGGTGTAAAAGAACACTTGACGAAGTAAGAGATTGGATGATAATGTCCGACTACGAGCAGCGTAAGCTTATATATGAACTAAAGTGGAGACAACTTAATGGCTAAGGTACAGATTGTAGGTTCTTCTGTTGGCACAGTCCAACCACTAAAGAAGAAAACATCACAATCAAAAAGAGTAAGTTCAATGAAACTAGGTTCTATGAACAAGCACAAACGCAGAGCAACCAAACCATATAGGGGTCAAGGCAAATGAAAGTTCACACACGTAAGTTCCGAAAGAATGTTTATGATGCAGTTGATGGTCCTTCCAAGGAAGCACTAATAAAAATATTAGAAGCTGACGGTCATCAGATAGTTTCGTCTGAAGAAGATTATTATGCTGATATTGTTTCCGTCAAGGATGGTGTCACCTATTATAATGAAGCAGAATGGAAATACTCATGGAAATATGACTGGCCTAGTAACTGGGCAGAAGTTAGAGTACCAGGTAGAAAGAGAAGACTAGTACAAAAGTATAGTGATCAACTAGAAAACCTATACTTTTACGTCTTTAATAATACTTATGATAAAGCTTGGAAAATTAAAGGTACACAAATGAAGGATGAAACTATCCGTCAAGCATACGGAAGAAATATTCCTGATGGTGAGACCTTCTACCACATCCCTTACCCTGAAGCGGAGTTAGTTACACTATGAGTTATTGTGGTAAGTGTGATAACCTTTTGGATGACAATGGTGTATGTGCAGAGTGTGAAGATTTCTTTGATGCTGTACAAAAACCTAAACACTATGGTCAGGGTGAAATTGAATGCATTGATTACATCAAAGACTTTCTCACGAGAGAAGAGTTCATTGGTTATCTTCGAGGCAACATAGCAAAGTACATGCACAGATGGCGTTACAAGAACGGTGTGCAGGACTTGGAGAAAGCACAATGGTATCTAAAAAGACTAATAGAAGTAGCGTAGATAAAAAGAAAACCCTTGAGCAAGAAGCCCAAGAGTTTGTTCAAAAGGATATTCCAGTTGGTGATATACCGACTAGGGATTACTTTGCAGGTGCGGCATTATCTGGTCTCCTCGCATCTGGAAAGTATTTACGATCAGGCGAGATCGTTGACCAAGCATACAGCTACTCCCAACTTATGCTTGAATATAAAAAGACTAGAGATAAATCGTCATGAACTAAACCCCCAGCATTCCACTGGGGGTTTTCTTTTAGTCATCTAGCCCTATCCTTGCATCTTGTATCTTATTTCTGATACCCTCGTCTTCAAAGAAGCTAAGGAGTAGGGATAGTTGTGGTGCATCTAGTTCCCACAAATCTTCTTCAGAGGTTCCAAAGTATCTGAAGTATTTTCTTCTGTCTTCTTTTGATACGCCACCTTTACCAAGTATCTCTTGGATGAGACCTGCTTTTCTTTCGTCATGTCTAGTTGAATACTTCAGTGTATCTTTGACGTTGTCTCTAGACATTTTGAGGATATCATCAAGGGCAGATTTCTTGTCATCCATACTTAACGAATCCCAAGTACCATCCTCAATCAACATGTCTGCGTACATCTCCAATGAAGGGAAGACATACTTACTAAATAGATTCTTTGACTCAGGTGTGCCAAAGATTCCTGTCTTCCAGTTTGGTCTTTCAACATCATTAAATAATTTTTCAACGGTGGAAGGTGCATCGACAGTTCTGTAACCAAACACTCGACCTATTGGCGCACCACCTGCAGTCTCGTTTGTAGGACTTTCTCTTTCAGGTGCTATGTCTTGCCCTGTTGCAACAGCTACAAACTGGTCCAAGTATCTAAGAGAATTATTTAAAGTTCTATTCCCTTGATTTCTGTCAACGACTTTGTAATCTTCCCCTCTTGAAACAGCAATCAGTTGGTTGTAGGGGTCAGCAAATCTAGTAAAACCAGATGTGTACATTGCCACAGAGTCACCAAGCAAACGTCCTGACTGTTTGTATGCTTCATCAAACTCCATGTTAAGTAAGCTCTTAGCTAACTCAGACATACTTGTTGCAGCCTCACCAACAGATCTTGTCAAAGCTTCTGGCCCTGCTGTCTTCAAGAACTCTTCAGCTAAATCATCAGGAACCTTCTCACCTTCAACAATATAAGCCCCTATCCTACCTAAAAGTTTTAGGTGGCTGTAAGGAAAGTCAAACTTTCTGCTGATTATAGAACCATCACTTGCTCTCTCTTGATCCCAAGCAAGATCCTCTTCCATGTTCTTTTGTTCCCTGGCGACAAGACCTCCCCAGATAGTCCAACCTGCAGCAGTCTTTGTTGTCAGATCCATCAGGTCACCAGTGCCTTTGTATTTATTATAAGCTAAGGCAACACCACTGTGGTTAGCCATGAAAGCAATAGTGTTATTGAAGAACTGACCAAATGGCATCATAGCCCCAATGATTGGAAACTTTCTTGTATCCTCAATACCTTTTGCTACAGCACCAAGGATACCATCCATGTCTGCATAAGACTTAGAGAAAGTATTTTCCAGGGCTTGCCTAACAGCTTTCGTTTCAACTTCTAAGAACTCTTTGAAAGCATCCGACCCTTCGTCTGCCATGAACTCCCACACATTATCTTGTTGCATGAAATCAGACAGAGGCATCTCATACTTTAGACGTACTTGTTTATCTAAAGCATACATGTACTCTTGAGTTTTAGTTAAGAAGTCTTGAGCTTTAACACCGTAAGAAGTCTGAACAAAGTTCATGAACTTATCAAACTTAGTTCTGGTTAAAGTCTCTGTCGGGTCTAGCTCTAATTCCTTTAGGACATCATCAACCTCTACACCACCAACAAGATATCTAAACAATTCTTTTCTTGCTTCTGGCCTAGATGTCAGCATGTCCATAGTAGCTTCATATGTCATATATGGATCAGCTAGATTTCTCAGCTTCTGAGATTGAAGAGACAACATCAGCCTAGACTTATTTCTGTAGGACGCAGCGGTAGCAGTCTCCCCTACTAGATCTTTATAGATAGAAGCTCCACCGTACAATGCTGCACGGATCATGTCAGAGTACGACTGCATGGTAGAGCCTTGAACCCAACCTTTGATGTTGAGGGCTGTTGTACCAGGATGCGTAACAATAAACTTAATCAAGTTTTGTTGTACTTTAGCTGCACCCTCTTCAAACATTTCTCTTTGAGTCTTAGTTACAGGATCAATAATAAGCCCTGCAGCTTCGCTTGTTGTCATCTCACTAAAAGATTTTTTAGATACTTCATTTAAAACATTCATGTGTCTTGATAAGGCTAGAGTCCTACCTGCATCTGACGAAATGGAAGCAGTCTTCTTGAAGTATTCATCAAGAGTTAAATCTTTGAATGTGTTATCAAACTTATTGAAGACGTTATCATAAATCTTTTGAACAGATTTCTTTGTTTCATCATCTAAGATACCGTAGACATCCTTCATGTATAGGTTAAATGTGTCGCCCTTTTCTCTTGGCTCCCACCTACCTACACCAGCGTCATAAAGGATATCTCTTAAACCTCTTTGACCTTCATCCCCAAAATAAAAGTAGTGCATGAGTTCATAATCAAATAAAGCATCATATGAATCACCATCAATCTCGTTGTTAGCTAGTCTTAAATCAAGACCATCTTTAACTTGATCAGCCCATCTTTGTGAGTGATCAGATAGTTTTGATAGACCCTCATCTAAAGCACTTTTATTTTCTTTTAAG